CGAATCCCCCCGCATGCCCACGAGGGGATTCTGTGCCTCACCGTTCCACCGAAGGGGCGCTCACCAGAATAGCACAGGGCTAGTCCTGGGTGTGTTCCTGCTGGCCCTGATCGCGGAGGGAATGGTCACCGTCCGAAAGCTTGCCGACCTTGCCGGTTTGCCCTTGACCGCCCGTAATCGGGCCGTCGTCGTTGGTAACTTCGGTAGAGCCAGGATTCGCGGTGGCCATCGTTCGATCGGCCCAGTCCTCGACGTCCACAGCCTTGTCTTCCCATTCGTCCTTCTCCAGCATCTCGTTGACGAGTTCCACGATCTGGTCGGGGGAATGCAGCTTCAGTGCGGCAATGCCGGTGATAGTCTGCATCTGGCGGAATGCGGGGTCAGGGTCGATCTTCGGGAAGAATGCCTTGACGCTCGTCTTTCCGAGGAGTTCCCCGATGTCGCGGATTGCGTCACGCCAAATGCGCTGCTGCTTCCGCATGGACGCCTTGGTGGTGAATGGGAGCGTGGTGTTGCGCTCTTCCTTGCCGAGCACGATGTCGACGGGGAGGCCGAGGGAAACGCTTGCCAGGTTTGCGATTGCGTCGAAGTTGTTGAAGTCGATGCCCGCGCCGATCTTCTGCATGAGCTGCATTTCTACGTCCGAGCTGAAGCCCATGCTCTGGCCGTACTGCATCGGCTTGCCAGTGTTCGGGTCGATCGGAGCCGGACCGGCGACGGTTGCCGCGACCTGTTCGAGCGCCTTCTTGGTCTTCGACTTCCAGGTGATCGCGTACTGCGACTGAGCGCGGAAAACGCTGTCTGCCGCCTCGATCAACTCCTTGTGTTCCGTCGCGTAGAAGATGCCTGCGAGCGCGTCGGGGATGCCCCATGCGGAACCCTCGATGCGGTGCGACGCGATGTGACGCACAACGCCGTCCTGGTAGATCGGAACACCCGCGATCGAACGAGGTGTGTACGAGGCGTAGTAGATGCCGTCTTCACCCTGAGCATAGTCGACGTCGCGGTCAATCTCTCGGCTGGCCTCGTAGTCGTAGTTGCGGTACAGCATCCGCTCGACACGGGTCTCTTCCCGACCGGTGTCGTAGTTCGTGGTGACGACTTCCCATCGGCGGTGGAAGTACCAGATTTCCGACGCCTTCTCCGGGTTGTACACCGCGCCCGTGATTTCGTGGAAGGGAATTAGTTCCACCGTCTTGTCGTCATTGACAAGCACGAGGACGTTTCCCGTCGTGGCCTTCTCGAAGTCGAGCCGTTCCTGCGCATCCGCGTCAAGAAGGGCGCGCCGGACGCTCTTGCTCTTCTCCAGTCGACCGAGCCCCGTGATCTTGACGCCCTGCCCCCACACGAACGAGCTGCGCGCCTCGACAGCCCGAGCCATGACCGGGTTGCCGATCGCGAGGGCCCTGGCGGACGCTGAGGCGGCTTGGATCGCGTCGAACGACAGCGACACCCCGCCCTCACGGCGGAAGCCGCCAGCGGGCAGCCAGCCGCGCTCCTCCAGCGCGAGGGAGAGCGACATCATCTGGGACATGCCCTCGTTGACGTACGTGTACGACTCCTGGCGCAGAGCTGCCGCGCCGTCGTACACCCGCTTGGCCTCGGTGATGGAGTCGGAACCAAGCCCAAGGCTCTCGCGGAAGACGGACATGATGCTCATGCGCCCCACCCTACCGGATTAGACCGGGGACACAGAGTAGCCGCCCGTCATCTGCTGGATCAGCAACTGCGTGCCGAAGTCAAGAATGTCTTCCTCACCATCCCTGTGCTGACCCTCGCCGGTTGCGGGCTCGATGTACATGGAAAGGTCGGCTGCTGCATAAACCACGGCGTCGGCATAGTCTGTAGATTTTCCACCGAGTCGCTTCGCAATCTCGTCCTTCGACTCCATGAGAAGCGAGCCACCCTTGTCGTGCAGCTTGTACTTGATTGCAGACAACTCGGTTTCGAGTTCATCGCTCATCGGAATCTGAATCGCGTTGAGCATCATCTGCGTCTTCAGCGAGTCGTACCAGAATGCGCGAGCGTTTCGCCAGCGAATCAGCTCGGGCGACGAAGAAGAGGAGTCCATCGTGACGACGACGTAGTGGTAGCCGCACATGGTGCGCAGCATGTCAATTACCGCGCCACCGATGTTTCCGACGTCGACTCGAACCTGCGTCGCCTGAGTGGCAAGAGCGTGGTCGTGAATCTTGCGCGCCGACGTAACTGCATCTGCCTTCTGCCACGTGTCGAGAATGCTGATCTTGCCGTGAAGGTTGTGCGCGACGACAGTGCGGTCCTTGCCGTATCGAGAGAGGTCAACCCCAAGGAAGTTCGACTCGACGCGCCATTCGGGATCGGGCTTAGAAGACTGCGCCTGCATGATGAGATTGAGCGAAAAGAACGAATCGCTCGACTGGTCAGGGAACTCCGCCTCGACCTTAGAAATCCAGCGAGCGTCGTCCTTCGCCCAGCGCTGCTCGGCGCGCTTCACCCAGTCGACTTGCAGCACAGACTCCAGCACCTTCGCGGGCACCTCGTGGCGCTCGTCCGTGAAGTTGGGCGTGTCCCATGCCTTGATCTGCACCCAGTTCCAGATCGTCGGCTCGCTACGCTCCTTGCGCAGTCGGTCCTTCCGATCCTCCTGGCCGAAGAGCGAGTTGGGGTCGTCCGGGTTCCCGATCGCGAGCATCTTCTGACGAGACATGTCACCAGTCAGCATCGAAACGGCACCGGTGAACAGCGTCTCGGGAATGCCGTTGGCCTCATCGAGAACGATCATGAGGTTGTACGAGTGCTTACCCTGGAAGCCATTTGCGTCGGTGTCGGCAGGCTTGCGGCCGACTGCCAGCTCGATGACGCGACCGTTGTGGTTGATCTTCCACTCGTCGGAACCAGTGATGTAGCCCGGAAGGTGGCCCATGGCGTGGAAGCGACGAATCTCTTCCCAGAGCACGAGGTGCACCTGGGAATACGTCGGTGCCGTCGTAATGACGAAGACGTCTTCTGGGTTGTTGTTTTCGGCCAGTCGGGTCGCGATGAACCAGCAGACAAAAACGGCTGCTGACATCGACTTACCCGCACCGTGGCATGACTTTACTGCGGTGTACGAATTGCTGACGAGTGACTGGCCGATTTCTCTCTGCTTTGACCACAGGTAGATACCGTCAGGCGTACCGGTGTCACGAAGCACTTCTCGGGCAAAAATCTCGGGGTGGTCAAAGTAGACCTTCTGACGCGCCTTTTGCAGGAACTTGCTCTCTGCAATCTGCAACGCTTCGCCAAAGCCACCGGGCTTCGCTTCCCGACGCTCTGCCGCCATTTCACCGAACGTGCTCATCGCTTCGCGTCAATCTCCACAAGGCCCTGCTGCTGACGCATGCGCGCCTCACTGATCGACTCAGCGACCTGTTCATCCCAGCGATCCTCAATCATCGCCAGGGGCTGCTCCATTTCGGGCATGGCCAAGTTAGCCTGCACCCAGCCGAGGAGCTTGGCCTGCATGAAGTCCATCATCTCGAAGACAACCTGGCCCTGCTGGTCGCTGATAATTTCGACCTGAATCTTCTCCTGCTGGAGATTGAGACCGAGGAGTTCGGAAAGTGACTGAAGGTGCTTGACAAGGACCTCGGACGCCTTTACGTTACCGACGAGAGCCTGTTCCATCAGGGGCTCAATCATCATCTCCAGGCGCTCCATTTGCACCATGCGCTGAAGGTTCTGGTCCTGCGTCTTGAACTTCTGCTCGTAGTAGTCCCGGTACAGCTCCTCAGCTACGCCCGCGGGAATCTTGTAGAGGCGTTCAACGTCGAGGAATGACTTCCCTCGCAGCAGCGCATCGCGCACGATCTGGAGAGCGCCATTCTCGCTCGCGGCGGGCTGCGTAGTCATCGTCATGACGCAATCCTACCTCACGACAGAATAGGACCGGCCGCATACTCGCGACCGGTCCTACCCCGTCGGCCACCACTGCCAACGACGCCAGGCTATCACCCAATGCGCGGATTCGGCTCTTCTCCTGCGTCAGCGAATGGCACCGGAATGACGACCTCACCGATGACCAGGCGCAGTTCCCGGTGATAGTGAATCGGTGACCACTGCATGATATCGAATGGCGGGTTCGTCACGTGCGGCTCCCACTTTGTGCCGTAGTCCTGCGAAATCGGGACACGAGGCAGCTTCGAGCGAATGCCCTGGAGAAGGCGTTCGCGGAAGTCGGTAAGAGCATTGGTCCCCAACTCGACGGTAGCTGCGGGAACGCGATTGTATGCCGGGCCAAAGAACACCTTCTCGCCGTACGACATGTCGTACATGTAGTCGCCGTAGAATGCACCCAATGCCGCCATGCCTTCGACAATGACAGCAGCCTCTTCCGAGTTGAGGTCACGAGGGAAGTGCAGCAACGTGATGTGCTTGCCCTCGCTGTGATCCTTCAGCGGCAGCTCAATGTGCGCCATCAGAACCTCGGGAACAGCACAGAAGGGGCGTCGCCGCGCTGGCGCTTGACCTCAGCGATGCGGTCGTTCAGGTACCACAGGGCCTTCTCCAGGTCCTGAAGCTCGTCCTGGCCTTCCTTGTGCCCGGCGCGGCAGATGTACTTGACCGCGTTGCCGGAGTCGAAGTCCAGGTGTCGGGTGATCTGGATGACCTCGACGTTGGGGAACCGCTTGTAGTGGCTCGGGTTGATCGCGTCGTCGCTCATTTGTTGCCCTCCATCTGCTTGTCGGCGCGGATGATCGCTTCGGCCATAAGGCGCACCCAGTTGCGAATCGCGGAGACCGTAACGCCCTCCTCTTCGTGATGACGGAGCAGGCCGTCGAGCGCGTCGAGGAGGTCGGGGTTACCCGCGGTGCCGACAATGAGACGCGCGTCGGCGTAGCCGAGAGGTGCAACTGCCCCGCAGTCAAGGTCCTGATGATCCATTGCGACCATCTCGTGTTCAGCTTCGATCTGACTTCCGTCGTACGTCAGACCCTCGTCCGAGTACACGCCGTCGATGACCTTCCATGGTCCTTCGGTTGCGCGCTCGCGCCACTTCGCGATTACCTCGCGAGCTTCCTTGTAGACACTCATCCCTCGACCACCCTCACTGTTTCGCCGCACTGGCCGCACTCCTCGTCTCCGTAGTCGACACCAGGCTCTACGTCGTTCGTAGTGCCGCACTCGGGGCAATCCCACTCGTATCGTGCAACGGCCGTCGCGGTCGGCAGCTCTTCCTCTTCGTCGCTCACTTCTCGACCTCCTTCTTGACCCAGGGCAGACGAAGTGACGAGTAGCCACGTTCGAGGCTTGCCTGCATGTAACCGTGCTCGATGATACCCGCCTCACCCAAAGCGCGCAACAGCCGCTTGTACT